ATTGACCAATTTTCATTTCATTTAAAAAAGTATATTTACTTCTTTTGTGTTCTGTTGGCATTGGAATACCATTTTCAAAATTGAACATTTTTTTTCTCCTTCGCATTTATACAGTTTTCACACAATATTAGATTATTTGCCATCATGAACATTTGTTTAGTTTGTGATACTTGTTTTTCATCAAAACTAAAATACTGTTTATGATTACATTTATTACAAACAAAAGGGATTGAATTATTGGTCATTATATCTATCCCAATATTCATTCCAATTAGCTGTAATTTCTGAACTTACTTCAGACCATTTGACAGTTGGAAAGAAAGATAACTGTGATATACAGATATCCTTATATTCTTCAAAACTATCACATTTACTGATGAAGTGAGAACACTTATCAATAAAACTTGAATTATAATATGTCATTTCTTACCTTCCTTTTTGTTGTTTTTTAACATATATATATAGGTTATATTAAATATTTATAACAAATACAAAATATTTTTTAACATATCTTCGTAAGTCATTGATTTTATTGATTTCTTTTTTTACCTTTTTTTGTGTCTAGCCCTTGTATTCTTATACAATTAGTATAATATAATAGTATATAGTAACGAAAACTGGGAGATAACATGAAAAATACTATAAAGTTCGGAGTTGAAATTGAATACAAAGATGCAAAAGCATCAACAGTTCAAAGCAACTTAAATCAAAAATCTATTACTAACATTCAAGAAGGATATCATGCTTCAAACAACTTTACAGTTTGGAAAGTTTGTTCTGATAGCTCAGTATCAAGAGGTTATGGAAGAAATATGAGAGGTGGTGAATTAGTTTCTCCAGTTCTTACTATTGATAACTTAGACCAAATTGATGCAGTTTGTGATGCATTACAAAAATCAAATGCAACAGTAAACAGACAATGTGGATTACATGTTCATATTTCTTGGGAATCAATGAGTGGTAAAACAATTAGAAAAATTGTTGATAGATATAAACAGTTTGAGTCTGATATTGATAGATTCATGCCACCAAGTAGACAAGGAAATTCTAACAACTACTGTAGAAGTTTAGTTAATATTGATTTTTCAAGACAACAAACAGCAAGACCTAATACATTAGTAGACTTAGTTGGAAACAAATTCTCAAAAGTAAATACAAGCAATCTTACAAGTAGAACAAGAACTATAGAATTTAGACATCATTCTGGAACACTAAGTGCTTTCAAAATAAAAAACTGGATTTTATTTCTTATGGATTTTGTAGCTGAATCTCACAAAAATCAAGACAGTCATATTAGAGAAGATGTGTCAATAAGAACTCCAAAGTTGACTCAGAAGTTTTCTGAAATAAATAACAGATTAAGACTTCACAACAGACAGCTTCAATTTAAAAATGGAAAATGGTGCATAGTAAAGCCAGTAAATGGTGAGTTTGTTGTAAGTTCAATATGCTCAACTTCCCAACTTAGAATTCTTTATGATGGAAGTGGTCGTTCAAGAGTTATAAATCAAGAAAGATTGGCACAGTTTCTTACTAATGTTTGTGGTATAGAAGACAATCTTTGGAATGGTATAGATGAGAAAGTATCTTATTACTTCAGAGGTCGTCAAGATTTAGAAAGGACTGCATAATGAAGTATCTAGCTTATGGAAGTAATCTGAATAAAAGTCAGATGAGCATGAGGTGTCCAAATGCAAAACCTTTGGGAAGAATTTTAATTCCAAATTTTAGACTTATTTTTAGAGGAGTTGCAGATATTGAGGAATCACATGGTTCACATTGTCCTATGGGTGTCTGGGAAATCACAGAAAGGTGTGAAGAAGCACTAGATATTTATGAGGGTTTTCCCCACCTATATGATAAATTATTTTTTAAACTAGATGATGAAGTTGCTATGACTTATGTGATGACAACTAATCGTATATCTCCCCCATCAAGAGGATATTTTAATACTATAAAAGAAGGTTATGAAAATTTTTCTCTTGATACCCAGTTCCTATATGATGCTCGAACTTCATCATATAGGGAATCTCATTATAATATATTTTAATTATTTTGAGAAATCTCCAATCCACCCTTCATTAAAGTTATCTTCGCTTTTTGTTTGGGTGGAATTGGAATTATCATACAATCTATCAATTTCTTCTTGTTCCATACCTAAATGTTTTTTTATCCATTCATCATCTTGTGAATGATTATCTTTTAAATCACGAACTATATTAGCCATTTTCATAACATAATGCGAACCTCTTGCTCTGTTATGTGTAATTGTAGCAGATATTTGTTCCGACATTTTCATTGAGTCATCCATAACTACGACAGGAACCATTCCCTCTAGCTTCTCATATATTCTTTTATCTGAAGATATTGTCCACCTATGAAAGCCATCAACAATCTCATTATCTGACCTTATGACTATTGGAGTTGTCCACCCACAAGTTAGTATTGATTCTATTAAAAGTTTTAACTCCATAGGCGCAACTTTATTTGGATTATAATTATTTGCCTTGAGTGTATCTCTATGCACCCACTTTACTTCACTAATTGGTTGATTTTGAATACCTTGCTTCATTATATTTTCTCCTTAATGTTATATATTCTTTGTCATCTAATGCAAATCGTGGTAGCTTTCTTCCTTTAAAATCTCCTCTAATTGCTATTCTTAAAAGAAACTCCCAAGAAATACCAGTTAATGGATGTATATTTTTTTGTAATATTGGTTCTTTCGTTTTTGTATAATGACTATTTATGAAGGTTTTTATTTGCTCATATATTTGATTTCTGTATTCTTTTTTATGTCTGCCAACCCAAAACTTTAGAAACTCAATCCATTCCATATCCGAAGGTTTTGGCGGCAGTTTACCATAAGCATATACATAGGTATGTGAGTACCTTGCGGCAGTAGATGCTCCTGGAACCCTTGTCTGCATCTTCTCCCATATATCTGGAAAACATTCTCTGTATTGATATAATCCTCGCATTGGTTCTTCCCCATAGGGAGGTGCTACTCTCTGGTCTTTCGGTGCAAGACCAATTTTATCATAAATATCATAAGTGGTGTTATAATCCCAACCGAGCTTTTTAGGAGCTGTCCATACATCTGCAGTGACCCAATCATAAATCGGATATACTTTATAAACATTTTTTTGTGCTGTACCCTCATTAAATGGAATTATAAATGCATCTTCTCTATTTCTTCCAGACAAAACTGCTCTTAACCTTGTGATAGATTCATCTGCACGAATACCCATAACCAAACCAACATTGCCATATTTCTTAGGATTAAATAAAAGACCATTCAAATCTGGTATAGCTAATCGATCTTCTACCTTTTCTGGAAAACCTTGTAACTCTGTTATGGCTTCTGGAGGAAGGGGTCTGACCCATTTCTCTTTTTCTTCTGGCGCCCATGGATACCAAAATGGAGAAGTTTTTGAACAACCATTTCTATGTTTTACTGGAATACACCACCATTTTAATTCTACATTTTTTAACTGTGCAACTCTGCGAACATAATGTTCTGTTTCAAAAGGAATAGCTTCCTCATCAAAGTGATGAACTTCTAACTTTTTTTCTATACCTTTTTTCTCATAAAGTTCTAACATAAGATTAAGACAAGCAGTACTATCCTTGCCTCCAGAAAACATAACTATCAGAGTATCAAGTTTATCAAATGCTATTTCTAACCTCTCTCTAGCCAGTTCAAGACAGCTTTTACCAGCATTCTTTTTCCTCCCCATAATTTTGCCTTTGACTATTTTATTTTTTTCCATGGTCAATATAGGTTCTATTTATCATTGAATGATTTTCGTCTGTTGGCCCAGTATCTGAATCTGGATGAAATGCAATTATATCCATTACATCAGATGTTGTTCTGAATGAGTGAAGTTCTTGTTCTGTTAACATAAACATACAACCTTTTTTTAATTCTTTTACCCAACCATCTTGATATGTGTCTTTTTCTTGAAATGCTTGACCACTTCCTTTTATAACAATACCCATGCGAATAGATGGGTGTGTGTGTTGTGTTTGATATATACCAGATGGAAAGTGTAGATAATTTAAAACTGGGTCACCCATTCTTGGCATTGATACTAAAACAGAATCTGAACAACCATCAATATATGATAATCTACCATTATCTTCAATTTGCCCTACTAATGGCATACATCTATAACCCTTTTTTTCTACTGTCCAAACTTTTGTGTTCTTTACCTTAATGAATTCAACTTCTCCATGAAATGCAAAGTAATTTCCTTCTTGCATCAACCAAGTTTGATTATTAGCTTTTATATCAACTTGTCCTTCTAAAACATATCCATAGATTGTAGATGTTTCATTTCCAAGTTTATAATTTTCTGTAATCCATACTGTTTTAGTGGGATACATTGTTCTTGTTGCATCTATAAAATCAAGATGTTTTGGCTCATAATTTATAATCATATCTTCTCCTTCAAAATATATAAAATTGCATTGCTCATAGTATCAAGATTATGGTCCTGCATAAAGGACTTAAGAGTATTAATACAATATTTTTTATCCTCTGGAGTCATAACTAATGAAAGTGAAACAAAATCATCAGTCATAGTATAAGAACCTTCATCACTTTCAAAGGTTTCAAAATCATTTTCTATCTTAGGAATTTCTTTTGTTGTTTTTTCAAATATTAAAAGTAAATTTTCTAAATCATCAGAGTTCTGTATTTCTCTTAATTCTGACTGCAAGAGCACTTCCTCCCATTCAGTTAGCTCATTTAATTTATTATCAAGTAGTCTATATGCTGATATTTTATCTGGAGATAAATCTTCAAAAATTTTGACAGGAACTTTTGTAAGGCCTAATCTTTTTGATGCATGATATCGTGTATGTCCTACAATAATATTATAGTCTTTATCAACAACTATTGGCTGTTGCCATCCAAATTTTTTTATACTTTCTGATACTTTGTGAATTGCTTCATCAGAAATTACTCTTGGATTATTTTCGTAAGGTTTTATTATGCTTAAATCTACTTCTGTAATTTGCATAAGTAATCATATATACACTTTGGGAATAAATCAACTATTATTATACCAATAACTTTTATCTGTTTCTTGATTCATTATTTCTTCATATACTCTTTTTTCTGTATTAAACTTAAAGAAACATTCACCAATATTTCCATATAAACCTTGTTCTCTTATTTTTCTGGTGATAACTCTTGTTGAATTGTTTTCAAAATCTCTATGAACTACCAAGCCAACATCAGCCATATTATTCCAATGAGCAGAGCCACTAACATCATACATCGTGGGCACTTGTATGCTACCATCATCTTTGCGAGGCATTTTACTTGGGTGCGCAACCATCCATAGTACGATTTCATGCGTTCTACAGAACTTTTTACAGCTACTAATAATATCTCTAATATGTTCATCTTCTCTTTTATTCCCTTCTCTTGTTGAATTGATTTCATTGTATGGGTCAATAATTATTCCTTTGACCCCAAATTTCAAAACACTCTGTTTTGCTTTGGATAAAATCCAATCTATAGATGGTATATTATCTTTATTTTCCATAAAAAAGAAGTTCTCATTTAAAATTTTTAATCCTTTATACAACTCATCTTTTGACATTCTTTCAGAAAGACCAGTATCAAAAGGTTTTTTTATTATTTTTTCAACTATTCTTCTTATGTGTTGTGGTGTTGAATGCTCTGGAGAAAACACACAAAATTTCCATCCATTATTTCTAAATAGGTTTACTGCGATTTGGTCAATAAAGTTTGACTTACCATGATTCGGAACTCCAGTAACTAAATGAAATGTAGCTGGTTGTATTTTGTAAATAGTATCTAAAATAGGAAAACCAGTAGATAGTGGTCTTTGTATGTTGCCATCATAAATATCAAATATCTCTTTTTTATAATTTCTTACAGTATAAATTCCATCAATAGGGTATGGAGTTGCATCTTTAAGAGTTTGTATTAGAGTATTTCTTCCTAAATTTACTAAACACTCATTGGCATCTTTTGTAGGTATGTCACCAGATTGATTTGGAAACTTTACTTGTAGACATCTATCTTTTCCGAATCTGTGTATTAATTCTAAATGTAATGCTTTTCCAGCTTCATCTTGGTCTGTAGCTAAATATACTTTATCAACATCATTTAGCCATTTACAATTCTTTAGAGCATTAAATCTTAAATCATTTAAGTCAAATTTAGCTTTTTTTGGTGCACCATCTGGAAGGGTAACTGCATTAATGACTCCTGCCTCATAAAATGCAACAACATCCATTTCACCCTCACAAATAATGAGATTTTTTTTGCCAGTTAGTTTCCAATATTTTTTTACATTATCAATATTATATAAAGTTCTCTGTGCATTTGGTTTTTGTGTAAATCTTTTATCATAAGTTCTGTACTTAACATTTAAAGTTTCCCCATCTTGAATATATGGAAAACAAATAGAACCATTGTATTCATAAATTCCTAAATCATCTATCGTCTTTTGACTAATACCTCTTTTAGAAAACCATTCATAAAGTCTATTTTTATTTTCTGGTTTTGGTTTATATAATTGAGGTTTTTCAAATCTATTAAGTTTTCCAGAATATCCACAATTATGACAATTCCATATTGCTTTTTCATTATCAACAGTTACTGACAATGGAGTGTCATGTCTATTATGAGATTTTCTATTATCTTTACATTTTGGACAAAATGTTTTTGAATTACCATTATGATTATCTATTTTTATTCCTAAGTTCAAAAGTTTTTCTATCATGTTATCCTGCTAAGTTGTTTTTATTTGTCTGTTCTATTTTTATTTCCTTAAAGTCTAAAAAAAGTTTATCTCTTATCCATCTTGATGGTGAATGAATAAATTCTGGGTTTTGTACTTTTTTATAATTTTTTACACAATGTAACATTAATTCTTTTTCTTTTACTTTTTTCCATTGTTTATAACAAACATTTTTAAATTTTTTATTTTTACTCTTTGGATACTCTTCCCAAAATATTTCAAAGTCTTTTGGGTAGTCATTGATTATCTTCTTATTGATAGGTTTATTAATGATAGTATTGTGGTACATTTTTGTCCCCCCTAAATCAACTATTTTGTCCACCCTATTTTCTTTTGTATCTACATTTTTGTCCACCCTAAAATTTATAGTATATAGGTTGCTTATTTGTTTGCCATCTTTATATCTTTCTTTAACTGTTATTATCTTTCTTTCTTTTAATTCCTCAATACATCTACGAATCGTTCTGTCATCACAATTACATAGTTGCGCAAGTTTACTGTGTGATGGATAACTCTGATAGTTTTCATCAGCAAAGTTACCTAACATAATTAATACTAATTTTGATGATGGTCTGATATCATTTATTTGTAGGCATTTAGCTATACATTCAAAGCTCATAAAAACAAAATACTCCTTGGATATTATTTGTAAAGTTTTTTATACAAAATGTAAAATAATTGTTGACTATAGTAATATTTAATATATTGTATAGTAAGAGAAGGAGAAAAATATGTCAAAATATTACACAGTAGAATATCAAACTACTAATAAAGTTAAAGAAAGAGATTTTAACGATTTATCTAAAGCCCATGAGTTTGCAGAGGTGCAAGGCATGGAAGGGTATGATGTTAGAATATATGATAACACAAGAGAAAGCAGAAAAATAATTGCTGAAGATTGGGGAGTGAGATAATGTTAAAAAATAGATATAAAAATCCAAGGTGCGCAATCCCAGCTACTGGAAAAATGGTTGTTGATTTTTTTGAAAAAGAACATCCTTTCACTATTGATTTATTATACATTCTAGCAGATGTATTAGATAAGAAAGTCACAAAAAAAGATTTTATTAATCTTGGATATGGAAATAATTTC